CTGGCTCGATGCTCAAGTATGTTCCCTACACCTCATATCCTTACGGATATGAGTCTTACCTTGCCAGTTATACTGGCCTCCGGTTTAGACGTAGGAAATTATCTTGGTATCCGAGTCCTCAGAAGCCAACTCTTCAGGCTGATCTGGGATCGTCTCGTCTACTCAACGGCGCTGCGCTTTTAGCCAATGCCTTGGGCTCTTCGGGTGAAGGAGATATGAAAATCCCACGTGGTTACGAATCCAATCGCTATCGCGAAAGGGTTAATAACAGCAGGAATATCAAGTTCACACGGAAAGGTTGACGTTAAACAGGACGTACTGTTGATCAGTATGTTCTTCACCAATGCCGGCTGAGCTGGCATAACCATGAAAGAGACCTTAATGGCCTCAAACATCGTCCTTGCGGACGCACTGGGAACCCCAGTGAATCATACCTTCGTACCGATCGGTCGGGATAAGAACGGCATCTTCTGGTTCGAGGATCAATCACAAGCCAATGCTATTGGCTTTTGGAAGATCGCGATCGAACTGAAGCGGCCGGAAAACCCGAATGGCAAGGCTTCCTCGGAGGGCCGCAGCTACCGCGCCAAAGTGAGTTTGCACGAGCCGATTCTGGAAAATGTGTCGAATTCGACCATTTCCGGGATCGCGCCAGCGCCCACTTTGTCGTATGTGTGCCGCAGCTTTACCGAGTTCGTCATGCCCGAGCGCGCCGCATTGCAAAACCGAAAGGATTTGCGGAAAATGCAGGCCAACCTCTTGGCCGATGCTCAAATCGTGAGCATGGTCGAAACGCTGGTCTACATCGCCTAGCAAATCCTACTAGTTCCTTGAAAGGAATTTCGTTATGCAACAACTGCAACACTCTGAGAGTGTTGAGGTCGAAGTTATTCGGCTTCTGCAGGCGGTTCTCGTACCGAGTGTCGAGTTTGACTCGTGGTCCACATATGTGAACTATGAGATAGACCCGACGCAGTACAGCTCCGCTGAAGCTTTCAAGAGGGATTACGTCTTCGTGCGCTTTCTACGAAAGTGGAAAGGACACGAATTAAAAGACGTTAATCCATCGAAGGCAGCTTTAGCTACTTGGTGGAAATCCGAGAAGAAGTGTTTCGAAACTAATAGACGCCTTTATATGGAGTCGGCTACGGGGTCCTACTCCGTGGCGCCGAACATCATTTCCGATGTTCAGCGAAAAGTCCAAACCATACTGGGTCCTGTGAACTTCGAACGCATTTCTGAGTTGTGCCGGTTTGGCAAGGGTGCTACTTTCGACTTACGTCGAGGCAGCAGTCATGCCATGAAATCCCTTCGTCCTACCATCACCTTCGATGCGATACCTTTGGCTTGCCGGATATTATCCGGCGACCGCTATTTGGCGTCGCTCGTCGGTCCCTTTCGCAATCTAAGGATTGTGTCAGCAAACCGTATGGTGTTGGTTCCAAAGAAGGCTACTACGCATCGGCCTATAGCGGCTGAGCCCACGATGAATAGCTATATTCAACAGGGGATCGGTCGTTATATGCGCGAGCGTCTTAAGCTCTTCGGCGTTGACCTGAATGACCAGACGATCAATCAGTGTCTGGCTAGCTTGGCTCAAGAATGGGGTTTCTCAACCCTAGATCTAAGTTCGGCTAGCGATACGCTTTGCATCAACCTCGTAAAGCTTCTCTTGCCACCTGAGTGGTATGAGTTACTAAACGCGGCGCGTTCACCGACAACTCAGTATAACGGGCGCAGATTTTTGTTATCGAAGTTCTCAAGTATGGGCAATGCCTATACGTTTGAGCTCGAATCATTGATCTTTTACTCGTTATGCTCTGCTGTCAGTGCGCATGATGTTTTCGTATACGGCGATGACTTAGTGATTTCACAAACGGACGAGGACCATGTAAGGAAAATCCTTGCTTGGGCCGGGTTCAATGTTAATCACGATAAGTCATTTGGTGCTGGCTCTCGTTTTTACGAGTCTTGTGGTGAGCATTATTTTGATGGTGAGGAGGTTACTCCCTGTCATCAAGAAGATGTCTGCCGCGGACCTGTTGACTACGTTCGCCTTCACAACCGCCTTGTGCGTGCTGGTATCCGTCTCAATCTCAGAGATGAGTTTGAGGTGGCCGCCAAGCACGTCCGAGAGCGTTGCCGTCTGCAGTTCGGCCGGAGATGCCCAGGAATAGGGCCCCTAGTGGAGTACGATGAGTACTTCATAAAGGAGCTTTATGAATGGGCAGGGCCTCATGCAGATTCCGTTCGCATTCGGTCAGTGGTCACTAGATCAATTATTCGCGAGAATAGTGATCGACGTGCTCATCTGGCTTATTTCGCTCGGAAACTACGAAATCCTTCATTTCTGAATCCCCACCGAAAAGGGGCTGTCTCAGATAGTGTTGGATCAAAGCTTCTCACAAAAGAGAAGTACCATTGGAGGAGCGCTACAACGTAGCGCTCACGACGAACTGCCAGTCTTTTTGAGACGGCATGTCGCACCTTAGGTAAGTGCGTGGAGGAAGTTTT